GTACTATATAAAACTTGCTGATATGTATTTCAACACTTACAAGTGTGTCGTCAAGGGTCAATATATAGCGCCAGAGTTAATGATAAGCATTGATTCTGATGGCGTAGAGAATATGAACGCATTTAGATCGGAGACTTGTCGCATACCTAGAAAGCCAAACCCTAAAGGCTTACATCAGATAATGAGTAAACAGGAAATGAAAAGGCTAGGTATTGATTCGCCTAATTTAACTGATGGCTCTATGATGTGCTTGGTAAATCCTGTTATTGTGGAAGTACAGGAAAAGCTACCCCAAGGCCGTAAAAGACACAGAGCATAATTCACAAAATAAATGACTATTGTTTTATACATCATTGATGTTTATAATTCATGGCAATTATAACGTTCTCAGGTCTTATTCATGCCGAAAATGAAGAAACAGGAATTATCAGCTATTGTCGATACCTTATTACAGGATACGGTCAGCTATAATTCTGAGTTTATGCGCGAGAATGAGACTAATCTTCGAAGATACAATCAAGAGCCATACGGTGACGAAGAGGAAGGTTATTCTCAAGTAGTAGCTTCTGATGTTCGCGACACTGTTGATTCTGATATGACTTCAATGGTCAGAGTCTTTTTAGGTTCTGGCAATGTAATGGTTTTTAATCCGCTTGGTGATAGCAAGGCGGAAAAGGCAGAAGCTTTAGAGAAGACCAATATAATTAACTGGATTACTCTTCGCAGGCCATCAGCATATAAAACTATTCATGGCTTCCTGAAGGATGCTGAAATACAAAAAATGGGCGTGGTTCATTACTTTGTTGATACCGTCCGATCTACCCGAGAAGAGTTAAAGAAAGATGTTGACGTATTAGAGCTTGATGTCTTGAAAAAGAAGATGAAGGATAAAGACAAGTCTATTGAGCGGATAGATGTTGTTGAGAAAGAAAAGCTAGAAGAAGATGGAAAGTTTAATATCCGTCTTCGAGTTACAGTTTCAAAGAAAGAATTAATTGTTGATGGGATTCCAACTGAAGACTTTCTATTAACTAGAAACTCTAAAACTTTAGATGATGCACAAGCCGTAGGCCACCAATCTTACCCGACACGTAGCGAACTGGTAGCAAGCGGGATGAGTGAAGAGGAAGTTAATAAATTTCCTACCGCTTCGAGTAATGGTGTAAGCGCTGGAAATCAACAGCAGTCAGGCACTAATCAAGCTAACACAATGAAGGATATACGCTGGCGCGATGAAGGCGGTGATATTATCGACTCTAAAGCGTTTAGTGAGTGGTCTTCTCAAACTGTTAGTCATGTGCTTTTGTTCGCCTTAGTTGACTTTGATGGTGATGGCATTGGTGAGCGTAGACGGGTTGTTAAGATTGGCCAAACTATTACAGAAAACGAGCCCTACGATCACATACCTTATGCTATGACTTCGTGTATTGTTGAGTCTCACAAGGCTATAGGTAACGGTAGAGCCTCTTTAGTTGTTCAGGATCAGTCTATTAATACTGAGCTTGAAAGAGCGATGCTAGATAATATTTATGACGTTGGCAATCCTAGATCCTTGCTAGGCAATGGCGTTAATACTGATGACTTCTTTGATGAACGGCGGTCTGGCGTTGTTCGTATGAAGGCTAACAGTAGCGAGCTAGCCACTAATTCAATCGTACCGCTTACTGTTCCTTATGTGGGCGATGAGATAATGCAGGTTAAGCAGTCTAGAGATCAAAGCAAAGCATCTCGAACAGGCACAATGCTAGCCTCTCAGGGCTTGGAAACCGATCAGATAAACGAAGAAACAGCCACTAGATTTACCGGTATTGAAAAAGCTAACGAGGCCAAAATAGAATTGGTAGCTCGTAACCATGCTGAAATAGGAATAAGGAAGTTATTTGATGGCGTTGCCTGGACTCTTCAAAGGTTTATGGATGAAGAGATTGTAGCAAATATTAACGACAAGATTATTAAGGTTACTCCGTCAGAATGGAAGTTTGACGCTGTTACTGAATCACAAGTTGGTTTAGGTGCTGGCGCTGGCGATAAAGCCGTTAACGTTCAGTCAGGGATTCTACAGATTCAAACACAATTGAAAGCTGAGGGCTCACCTCTTGTTGATGAGCAGAAACGATACAACACTCTTGACAAAATGATGCAGGGCTTAGGCGAATCAAATACTAGTGAAGCGTTTAATAATCCTGATATACCCTCTGAATTAATGATGGCTCATGCTGAGAAGCTAACCCTAGCATTGCAGCAAGCTCAGCAGCAAATAGATTTATTGACCGAGCAAGCCACATTAACAGCGGCGGCTACTGTAGAGGCCCAAGGTAGATTAGCTCTAGGCCAACAGAAGAACAAATTGGAGGCTGCTAAATTCCAAGCTAGCCAGCAATTAGATGCTGCCAAGTTTGAAGCTGAGAGAGAAGATAAACAAATTGGAATGATACAAGACACGGCGCAATTCGAGTCTAAACAAACACTTGATTACACCAGATTAGAAGTAGAAAATAATGTAGACATACCTACTAAGGGCGTAAATGGATAAGAAAGAGCGAGAGTCGCAACTTCTCGATGAATTAAGAGAGGGTAAAGATGCTAAGAATCTAGCTAACAACCCTATATGGAAAAGTGTAATAGAAGAACTAGAAACCTATTACATTTCATCAATTAGAAGTGGTAGCTGGTTCAAGAAAAGAGCAAGAGAAGAGAATTGCAGACGGTTACAGGTTTTAGATGATCTTGTTACTGTAATAAATAATAAAATAACCACGGGTGAAGAAGCCCAAAAGCGACTTGAGGCCAATAAAAATGGAAGCAAACAACGCAGGTAGTGAGCAAGTAGTAGAAACGAATCAGGCCGTTAATACGGATACTTTAAGTACAACCGATAGTAACGCCATAGAAGCGGGTGATACCGCAACGGGTGAGCAATCATCCAGTGTAGAAAGTTCTAATCAAGAGGCAAGCGTAGAGGAATCTATTTATCAAATTGGTGATAAAGAAATTACCCTTTCACGTCTAGCTGAACTTGAGAAGGGGGAGCTATTACAGTCCGACTATACGAAGAAGTCGCAATTAAACGCGCAATCTAAGAAAGACTTAGAAGCTAAACACGTACTAGCTGATGAGAATAGCAAAAGATTGCTGGACACTATTTCAAAACTTGAAGGCTCCATTAAAGCGGAATTAGATAGCGAGGAACTGGAAGAATTGCGAGATACAGACATAGCTGAATTTACTAGACGTAAAGAGGCTTTAGCAGCTAAATCAGAACAGGCTAAACAAGCCAAGAAAGATTTTGAGGCAAAGCAAGCTGAAGAGAACCAAGAGCGTGCACTTGTTGAGCGTGAATTATTGATAAGCTCACAACCTACATGGAGTGATCCAAAGGTTATGGAAGCAGATATTTCTTTAATAGAGAAGTTTGTTACTACGCTGGAGCTTAGTGATAAAGACTTTAATTCTTTAGGTAGTCATAAGTTAATGAATATGGCTCTCAGTGCGGCTAAGTATGAGCAATTACAATCGAGCGCTGAAGAAACCGAAAAGCAGATTCAGAAAGCTCCGAATGTAATAAAAGCTACTGTCAAACAATCCACACCAAAACTAAGCCGCGCAGATAGGTTTTACGGTAAAAAGAAAGCCTAGCGGATTCTATGGTAATTAACTAAAGGTACAAATGAAATGGCAACTTTAAGCAACACACATTTAACCATGCTAGATTGGGCTAAACGCCTTGATCCAGATGGCAACACCGCTGACATTGTAGAAATGTTATCTCAGACTAACTCTGTTATTACAGACATGTTGATGAAAGAAGGTAACTTACCTACTGGTGAGCAAGTAGCAATACGAACCGGTTTACCTACTGCGTTTTATCGCATGATTAACCAAGGTACTCCAGATAGCAAGTCTACAACTGCTCAAATCGTTGAGAATGCAGCTATTTTAACAGCTCGTTCGCAGGTAGACGTTGATGAAGCGGACCTTAATGGCAACACTAACGAGTTTAGAATGTCTGAAGGCATGGCTTTTATTGAAGCTATGGGTCAAGCTCAAGCAACTACTTTCATTTATGGAAGCGCTGCTAATCCTGAAGAATATGTCGGTTTAGCTAATCGCTACAACGACCTTTCTGCTGCTAATGGCGACAACATTATTGATGCTGGCGGCGCTAGCTCTGATAACGCGTCTATCTGGCTTGTAGGCTGGGGTGAGCGTACAACTTTTGGAGTATACCCTAAAGGTTCTACTGCTGGTCTTTCTCATGAAGACTTAGGTGTTCAAGATGCTTTTGATGCTAACAACGACCGTTTCCGTGCTTACATGGATGAATACAAGTGGAAAAATGGTTTAGTTGTTAAAGATTGGAGATATAACGTTCGTATTGCTAACGTCGATATTTCTGATTTAGTAGCACAAACCGGTACTCAGGCAGCTTCAGCAGCAACAGCCATCATTAAGTTGATGAGCCGTTCTATTGATCATCTACCTAACACCACTTCAGTAAATCCTGTGTTTTATGTTAACCGCACCGTTGCCTCTCACTTGCGTATTGCCGCACTTGATAAGAGTAATAGCGCTGTAACTGTTCAGGAAGCATTGAATCAGTTCGGTGAAACCATCCACGAAACACGCTTCTTGGGTATTCCAGTTCGCTTGGTAGATGTTCTTACCAACGCTGAAGCCCGCGTAGTTTAATTAGGAGAATAAAAATGTATATTGATGACTTTTTAAAATTATCAGACGCGCAGGCGTTAACCGCTACAGCTGACTCTACTAACGTTATTGATCTTAGTTCTGATCGTGATATTGGCAAGGGTGAAGCAATGGCATTTGTAATTAGTGTAGGTGTTGCTGCTGATGTTGCAGATGCAGACGAAACTTACAGCTTCCAACTAGAGACAGATGACAATGCGTCAATGACCTCTAGCACGATTGTTGCAGGTGGCGTGATTGCTGGCGCAGCTTTAACGGCTGGCTCACTTCATGTATTCCCAATTGCTACAGCTAACGAGCAATTCCTTCAAGGTGTATACACTTTGGGCGGAACTACTCCAAGCGTAACAATTGATACGTGGGTAGCACCGCTAAGCACTGTCGATCAGTCTGTTGTTTACCCAGACAACATTACTATCGTGTAATTGATACAGCCCTCAGAAATGGGGGCTTTATTTAAGGATTAGATATGAAAGTTACAGCTGTTAAACGTGGTTTTATTTATGGTCAATTAAGAAAGGTTGGCGATGAATTTGAATGTAAAGAAGAAGAATTTAGTAAGATATGGATGGTTAAAGGTGACTATGAAGCACCAGCACCCATTGATAATAGTGAGGCTACATGTGCCGAAGAAATCGAGCATGAGCCTTTAGAAATACCTAGCTTAATGAATAAGCCAAAACGAAAGCGCCGAACACCAGCAGAAATGGCAGCGGCTAGAGCAAAAGAAGCGGCTAAAAAAGAGAGTTAACTCATGGCATTCGTGAATTTTTCGGATTTAAAAGCATCTATAGAGGTTTGGTCTAAGCGTGAAGACGTTAAAGCCCTTATACCCGACTTCATAGCCTTTGCTGAAAATCAGATTTACTCTAATACAACCGAGCCTTTGCGTATTAGAAGCATGGTTAAGACTGCTACTGACGTTACAAGTGTATCCGTTAGAACTCAAGCATTGCCTAGCGATTATCTAGAGATTAGGCGCTATGATTTTGATATATCCAACCAAAGAAGAACGATTGATTACCTAACCCCCGCGCACATGAATATTAGTAGCGGGACTGGTACGCCATCTAATTACACAATCACCTCTCAGATTGAATACAACATTCAACCAGATGAGGCGTACGCCACAAATCTAACCTATTACGGCAAACTAACTGCTTTAAGTGATGCCAATCCGACCAATGACATTTTGACTAACCATGCTGATATTTATTTATACGGTTCGTTAATGACCTTATTTCAATATGCTGAAGACGACGAGCAATCTATTAAATATCAAAACTTATTCTTTCAGGCTATTCACGGTTCTAACTCTGTTGATAGCGCTGGTAATATCGGCGTAGCTACTCAGAAGCAAAGACGGGGGCGCAATCCCTAATGGCTTTCCAAAATGTACCCCTTAGAATTATCGGCGGCACTAGCCGGAATAGAAGTCGTCAGGCGAATAACCAGCTTACTAAAAACTGGTATCCTGAATTGACACCTAGCGGCGTTGCCCCTGCTGTATTATTGCCGTGGCTTGGATCTAGCGCCCTTGGATCTAATGCGGTTGGAACTGATCGAGGTACGCACGAATTCAACGGCGTTTTATATCATGTCGTTGACCAGACTCTTTATTCGGTTAACTCCTCCGGTGGTAGAGTATCCATAGGAACCATTGACGGAACCCAGCGCTGTATATTTTCTAATAGCGTTGTTGGGTCACTTGATCAGATGGTTATTGCAGCGGGCAAGATATACACCTATGACGGCACAACATTAACAGAAACCTCCCTATTTGCTGACTCAGTAACTTATTTAAACTCTAAATCTATTTACCCTGATGGCGGCTTTAACTTCGCTGTGAGTGGTGCAGGCGGACCCGCTGACATTACAAGCACCGGAAGTGCAGAAAGCTCCACAGATGATTTGCTTAGGCCGTATGCGTTTAATCAGTGGGTTTATATGTTCGGAATCGAAACTATAGAGCCTTTTTATGATTCTGGAGCAACAACCGGAACACCTTTAGCTAGAATAGATAACTCTATAATGCAGAAAGGCTTAGGAGGTCTTTATACTATAGCTAATACAGATCAAGCCTTATATTTTCTAGGAGATGATTCAAACGTATACAAGATAATCCAAAGCCAGTTAACTAACATTACACCCCCTGATATTGTTAACAGTATAAAGGATAAGAACAAAACAACAGCTTATGCGTTCACTATTATTATTAACGGCCAAGATTTTTATATTCTGCAATTTAGCACGGGGTTAACTTATGCTTATAGCGAGCAGATAAATGAATGGTTTAATTTATCTACCGGAACGGGCGATGATCCTTACTTAGCGGTCTCATATACTCGCGCATACAATAAACACATTGCAGTAGATTACAGAACAGGTAAGACAATAGAGCTAAGCTTTGATGCTTTCGACGATTTAGGCGAAACAATACAAAGACGCAGAGTTTTACCACCTCTAACATCTGTCAATTTAGGTGCTGGAACTGGAAAAAGACTTAAAATGTCTCGCGTTTATTTCTCTCTTCAAACTGGCCAAGGATTAGCTAGCGGTCAAGGTTCGGACCCTAGAATAATGGTAGAGTATTCCATAGATGGCGGCGAAACATTTTCAACCGAGCAATGGGTTAAGTTCGGCAAGCTTGGGCAGTATTTATTAAAAGTTAAGTTTGACGCAATGGTCAGTTTTTACGAGATAACCTTTCGGATAACTGTATCAGACCCAGTATTCTGCTCACTACATGACGCTTCTATAGATGTTAAAGCGGGGGGTTACTAATGGCTAACGTCAATCCATCCCCAATAAGACCGCCAAGAAAGTGGCTTGATGATAAGGAAATTAGTAAGGATGTCCAAGATTTATATTTTTTCATTTATCAGCTATTGCAGAGAACGGGCGGCGGCGTTGATATAATCGAGAAAAACCAAATAAACATTGATAATAATGAGGTAAGCATTTTCCTTCTTGATCAGTTTAGGGCTAGTACTCAGCCACAGATAAACGACATTAGGGCGAAGATAGGGAGCGGTGACTTTCTAACAAGTGATGAAACAGGTTTTACAGTAGATTCAACAAGATTATCCGTGGATATGACAGAGAGCTAGCATGGCACAAGAAATTATTAATGTAGGAGTAGAAGCCAACGATAGGACGGGGGATACTTGGCGCGAAGCGTTTATAAAGGTCAACAATAATACTGCCGAGCTATTCGGCAGTAACTTAACCGAGAGGGTTATTGTCAGCGAAGCTTCAGACCTATCAGGAATACTTGACAGCACTAAAGAGTATTTTATTGATGGTATTATTGATATGGGGAGCCAATCAATAGCCGTCCCTGCTGGCGGGCTAAACCTATCGGGCTATAATTTTAACGTATCTCAGTTAGTGTCAACTGCTGATTCTTATACCATGTTTACCTCCCCTATTGGCGGGTCTGGTGATTTTCTTGGCAACAATTATGCTGTTGATGTTTCTGGATTAGGATCTAAAGTTTACGATATTACCGATGCGACAGGTGACAATTCTTTTGAGTTTTATCGAATAAACTATAATAATTGCTCATCGCTTGGCACTATTTCAGGATATAGACAGGGTTTAGAAACTGGCACTGGTCGATTCGGCGGAAAGCCAGAATTAACACTCTCAGGCACTTGGTCAGGTGGTTATTTTATTGACACTTCTATAGTGAGAAGCTTAGACGATGGCGCTTATACACTTTTTAAATCAGGCGCTAGTTTCAGCATGGCTTCTCGATTTAGAACTAATCAGAATACAGACCTTCCCGCTAGCGCTAGTTTTTTAGACTTCTCATCTTCCGACTTTGTTAGCTCGTCAACGGTGCAGCTTGAAGGATGCATTATAACTAGAGATGGCGTATTTAATGCTAATGACTCAAATCTTACGCCTAATATATCAGCCTCTGATTTAGTTTGTGCGTGGTCATCAAATAATGGATTGCCTAATACTTTTGTTGGTGGTGAGTTGATAGTAACCTCAGAATTAACCACTAGCATAGGGACAAGCGGCGTATTTGTTGATCTGGATGGCACTTTTACCGCAAATGATTTGCAGCATTTTGATTCGCCTTCGAATGGTCATATGAGGCATTTAGGATCATCACCAAGAGAATATACGATGTCCGGACAAATTGTTCTTGATAGCGGTGGTAATAATGTTGTTGATTTAAAGGTGGTCATATTTAGAGATGCAACGGCTAGCTTTGAAGATGCGAAAACTCAAGCTAGAGTCATTAACAATCTACAGGGCGGGCGGGATGTCGGCTATTTTGATATTACTGACAATATAACCCTTAACACTAATGATTATGTAAAACTTCAGGTTGCCAACATGTCAGGCACCACTAATATCACAGCAGAACTAGATTCTTTTTTTATTGTCGGGGCGAGATAATGCCAAACGATAGCGCCTTAATTAAAAACGCAACAATATCAGCAGCGGATACGATAACTATTCTCTATGTGTCGCCAGCATCAAGCGACGGCACGGTGATAAGATCCCTAACTGTTAGCAACAATTCGCCAGCTAGCTCAAGTTACAAGGCGTATATTTACGACTCGGACGGGGTTTCTGTGTCGGCAATAGTTCCAATGAAAGTGGTGGTTAAAGATAAGTTTGATTCTGCATCTTCAGCGGTTAATCAAACAATACCAGCAGGCGGAACTTTAAGAGCAGAAAATAGCACGGCAGACGCGTTAAACTTTTATATGTCAGGCCTCGAGCAAGTGAAAAGGGATTAAAGTTGTAAAATGAAGCGGTTATAGTAGAATAGAGAGCACATCGGACACTCTAAGTACAACCGCTTGTAAACTAATTTTTATAGGTGGTTGGCAATGGGTTTTTTAAGTGATTTCGTTGGGGGCATAACTGGTAGTAGCGCGGCGGGTGCGGCGACTAGAGGCGGTCAACAATTATCCCAAGCGGCTTTAGATGCTGCTACAGCCAGAGAGGGCGGAATAACAGCAGGGTTAACCGCTCAAGAGGGTTTAGGCCGCGAGGGATTAGATATTCTAACCGGCGGATTAAAGCCTTTCATGCTAGAAGGTGGAGACCCTTTTGTTTCAAATCTTCGCGGCTTATCTTCAGATCCTAGTCAGCAAGTAGATTTCCTTCAAGGTAATCCGCTATTCAATGCTTTAAGAGGTCAAGCCAGAGAGGACACATTTAGAACTCAATCCGCTAGCGGCACTCTAGGTGGTAGTGGTACTGATGAAATACTAGAAAACAGATTCTTATCTATTGGTAATGACTTAATTAACCAGCAAATTAATAGGCAACTTCCTTTGCTTCAATCTGCACAGCAGGCCGGTACTGCTTTTGGTACTGGGGGCGCAAACATCCTACAGAATCTTGGCCAATCTCAGTTATTAGGACAGCAAGATATTGGTGAGGCTCAAGCAGGCGGGCTAGAGCAATCAGCTCAAGCTTTAGCTACTGGTCGAATAGGCGCGGCAAACGCTAGAGCTGGTGGAGTTCAAAATATACTAGGGCTTGGATCTGCTGCTTTATCTGGTGGTCTAGGCGGCGGCTTAGCTGGTGCTGCTGGCGGTATAGCTTCTTTATTCTCGGATGAGCGATTAAAAACCAACATTGAAAAGATCGGATCTAAAAACGGTATTAATGTTTATAGCTGGAACTGGAACGATATAGCCGGTGATATTGGTTTAACTGGCAAAGGTCATGGCCATATAGCTCAGCAGGTTCAAGAGGTTTATCCAGAATTAATATATAAGCACGATAACGGCTATCTAATGATTAACTACTCAACAGATAAAACAGTGAGCTTAAACTAATGGCGATTGACCCAAATGTTTTATTAAGAGGAATTGTCCCTGATGCGGTCGGCGCGGCTTCACGTGGATTTGATCTAGGCAACGCTATTAGAAACGCACCATTACTACGCAAGCAAAGAGAGCAGCAGATAGAAGCTGGAACACAGCAAGCGCAGACTGAAAACCTAAAACAACAACAAAATGAAGCTGTAGCAGCTTTTCAGCTGTTTGGCGACACTCCTATAACAGCTGAAAACTTTGATCAAGCAGTTAATCTTGCTAGCGCTCAAGGCCTTACATTTGATGATAATGAAAGGCTTCCAACCCTTGAGAATATACAAGGCTTTAACCAAGCTATACAGGCGGGCGGGCGTATTGCTGTAGCTTCGGGCAGAGGCAAGTCAGCGGTTAAGGGTGTTGAAGGTGATTTCACTTTCGAAGACACGAAAGGAAATATATTTTCACAGCAAACCTTTCTAGACCCAAATACACAAAAAGTTACAGCTAGATTAACGGATATTACTGGCGGAGGAGCGCAGCCTCAAGGTCAGTTAACGCCTATTAGCACAACCGGAGAGTCATCTCAAGAAAAAAGAAGGTTAGACGCCGAGAATAAGGCTCTTGTTCAGCAAAATATAACTGATATTAAAAATTCAGCTTTAGCTGAAGGTGAAGAAGAGAAGTTGCTTGGCAGGGAGCGCGGGATAATATCTACCGGGATTCGTGATGGAGCCAATACCGCTAGACGAACAAGATCAAACCTATTAAGGGTTAGGCGCGCCTTGGAAGCTGTCGGAACTGGTAGATTGGCTGCTGGTAGAAATCTGTTAGGGAATGTCTTACCGGCTGTTCGTGACGCTAATGCCGAAAAGTTCCAATCACTGGCCACTCAATTCGCTTTAGACGAACTATCTAGGCAGTCTGGCACCAAAACAGATTTTGACTTTCAGAAGGCGGCAGAAACACAGGCTAGATTAGGTAACACTAAGGAAGCTAACAGAGAAATTATAGATATAGCCTTTGATCGAATTGATGAAATTGAAGACGAAGAGAGGCAGTTTAGAGCTTTCACCAAGAAAGGTGGAAATGCAGAAGACTTTCAGTTTAGCCCTGTCCCTGTTGAGTTTGTAGCCCTTATGCGAGCAAATAAAGATAATGAGCAGATGAAGAAAGATTTTAAATCAAAATACGGATTTTTACCAACAGGTATCTAATGGCTAATATTTTTGATGAGCTAACACCAGAACTCGCTGCTGATCAGTTATCAGAAAGTCCAGCTAACACTGACGTGGTGGATACAGCTATAGCAGCTAAAGGAAATACGTTTGATATTCTCGAAGCTAAGATAGAGGCAGAGTCTAAAGCTGGTCCAGTAGAGGAAGGCATGGGCGAAGCTGCTTTAATATCAGGCGGAAGAGGCGTTGCAAAAGGTATCAGAGGAATCGAAAGTCTTTTTAATATCGCTACAGGTTCAGATACTGACGCGTTAACCGGTGCGCTTGGCACACCTAGCAAAGAAGAAGAGGCGGCGGCATTTGCACCGCTGGAAGAAAAGTTCCCAATCACAACCACTCTAGGTGAGATAGCTGGCGAAGTCGCATTAACCGCTCCTATTGGTGGCGCGGTCGGTGGCGCGGTATTGAAAGGTGCTAAGGCTGCAAAAGCTGGTGCTACTGCGTTAAGATTCTCCCCTGTTGTGGCTGCTGGCGTTACTGAGGGCGCTATTATTGGAGCTGAAGAAGGTCAAGCAGGTTTTGGCGCTCTTGTTGGTGGCAATGTAGCGGCCGCTGCTGAAGCCTTAATGCCTCCCATAGCGCGAAGATTGAAAAGGTTTTTTGGGAGCGCTAAGCCTTTAAATGAATTGGTAGAGATAGACGGCGATAAAATATTGCCAACAGCAGAAACAACGGCGGCATTAAAAGAATTTGATTTGAGCTTTGATGATATTGCAGCAGAAGCTCAAGAGGAATTATTAAACCCAGCACAAGCAGCTACTAGAGGCGCCTTCCAAGCTGAAGGTATTGAGCCTGCATCCAGAACTAGAATTAGACCCAACGTAAACGACATACAAAAAGAAGGCTTTCTATTAAGGCAGTCTGATAGCGCATCAGCTGACGAATTCAGAGAGCGCGTTGTAGCAGAGAATGAGGCTATTAAGGGAAGGTTTTCAGATATAGCTAACGAGCTAGGCGTAACAGGTGGAGAAGGGTCAGAGAAGCTTAAAAGCGCCTTGTTTGGCATTAAATCAAATATGAGAAGCGTGAGGAATCAGGCTTACCAAGATTTGGCTGATGTAGCGGCCTTAGAACCGCAATTAATTAATAAAATACCACTTAATAACGACCGCTTGATTGACGGTATACGTGAAGCTTCGGAGTTTGGTGTAGACCCATCAACAGAGGGAGCGGTATTAAGAGCGTTTGAAGATTTTGGGTTGGTTGAAAAAGGCGAGCGCCAAGGCGGATTTTCTTTAATAACTGGTGATACTGAAGTCGAGCAACTAAACCTTTCAAACCTTCACCGATTTAGAAAGAGAATTAATAATACTTTTGACATTACAAACCCTAAAGAAGCTTTAGCTAGAAAGTCAGTTATTAACGCTATTGATGATATAGAGCTTGAAATTGTAGAAGCCTTTGATGATTCGGGGTTAGGTGCGCCTCAACTTATTAAAGACACGGCCAAAAGAGCTAGGCAGTCTGTAATTGACGAAAAAGCAGTATTTAGCGAGGCTGATCTAATTGAAAACCTTATAGCGCCAAAAAGAGCGGGACTTAACGCTAAGCAGTCTCCTTTGGTGGCATCTTCAAAGGTTTATAATAAAATAGTAACCGGTGCAACACCTGTAGAGGGAGTTAGAAAGCTAGTAAAAACCCTTAAATCTGATGGTTCAGAAGAAAGTTTAGAGGCGCTTAGAAACTTACAAGCTAGCACTATGCTTGATTTGTTAGATTCATCTGTTCAGCCTAGCCGAAAGCTGGTAGATGAGAAAGGAACTACTGTAGATGTATTTAGCGGTACTCGTTTAAATAATAGAATCAAGAAAATAGGCGAAGATAAAATACAGGCAATATTTAGCAATAATCCTGAATCTCTAACGAGCCTTAAGAGATTAAGAAAAATAGCTGATGCCACAATAACGCCAGAGGAAGCTATTCAAAGAGGAAGCTTGCCCCCTTCATTGGTTAACAAGGCTTTCGATTCAATATCAAGAGCTAAAGGCGTTCCTATTGTTGGCGGAATAGCTCAAGTAACAGAAGCGGTTCAAACAGGTAAGGCGGCTAAGCAGGTTAAAAGCTTTGGCCCATCATCAGAAGATCTTATAGATTTTGTAATTTTTGAAGACTCGCCAAGACTAACGAAGCTGCTTGAAGTATCTGGCAGATTATCAGAAGGTTTGCCAGACGTAGCGGCGGTTTCTGCTACCCAAAAAACAACAGAGGAACAGTAAAATGTCATCAAAAATAGAAGCAACAGCAGTGACCAGTGGTTCGACTTACACTTGGCCCGCAGACGGTAACGGTTCTGATATTAGCATATACAGGGATCATACAATCCAGGTAACTAGCGCCGGTTCTGGTGTTGGTACTATTACTGCTGATTTAGGTAATGGCGTTTATGTAGCTGTAGCGGCTTTGTCTGCACCAGACTATGACACTTACCTACTTCCTAATTGCACGGGAATAAAAGTGGCTGCTAGTGTTGCGGACATCGTTTTATCAATTAAATCATTTTCTAGCACCGAGAAATAATGGCTTATCCTAAGACATACCCCAAAGTATTAACTAAGGCTTATCCTAAGGTCATAGGCGCTATTAACTCTTTTGATATAGAGATTGATACCACTAAGACCGAGGTAGGCAGTAGCACGTCATACACTGTTATATTGCCACTAGTTAGCGGCCTAGCTTACGACTTCAATATTGACTGGGGTGATTCTCTAGTAGAAAGCTATGATAGTTCTTCACTTGCCAGTATCACTAGAACTTATTCAGCCTCGGGTGTATATACGATTAAGATATGGGGAACGTTCCCACGAATTAATTATAATAACAGTGCTGCAAACGACAAACTGAAGATTACCAAAATTAAAAACTGGGGGATTATTGAATGGTCCAGTCTTCAAACTGCCTTTTTCGGATGCGCGAACCTAGTGGCTGATTATGCAGACTTTCCCAACCTATCCGCTGTCACAAACACAAACACCGCATTTAGAAACGCCGTCTTGTGGAATGGTGATTTATCTAGCACTAATATGGATCTAGTTGTTGATGCTGGTAATATGTATTATGGTGCATCGGCATTTAACCAGCCGTTTCCAAATATGCCGTCGGTCATAGTTTTAAATAACACCCTAAGAAATACGCCGTTCAACCAGAATATAGACAACCTAACCATGCTAAACGTCACATCGGCAATAAATTTCATGAGCGGCAATACGGGATTTAGTCAGGAAAATTATGACTCATGGCTTGGTGTCGTTGATAATACGAACGTTAATTCATCAGTTACAGCACATTTCGATTCAGCAACTTATACCGACACGAGCGGACATGACTGGCTTGCAACCACTAAAAGTTGGTCAATTACTGACGGCGGCGCAGCATAATTAATTTAATAAGGTGATAAAAAATGACAACTTGGATACCTATAAGCGGCGTAGTTCCACAGTC